AAGATTATCCTGCGTAATGCTGTGTGGGAAATACTTATCAATAGAAGTCTGGTCATAGACTGTAATCGGAGTGCCCCCGACACGGGTGAAAGTAGATGAGTTAATAATCAATTTATCGTCGAATGCATACTTGATATTTTGATAAGGAATTCCACCGGTCTGGTTAAACTCGATAGGCGCAGCTGCAAGAGAGCTTGAGACTTCGGCCCTGCTCTTAAATATTGCCGTGCCGCTGCCATCCATGTAGAAGGCTCCGGTTTCGCTAAACTCTGCGTTTTTCAAAGCATCTAGAGAAGTTCTCTCGGTAGCTGGGTCTGCTACGCAAGTGTTAGCACCGGTAGAGATAGTGCGCATGGAAAGAGGGAAGGAAACTTGGTCTAGAATCTTTCCGATTCTAGTTCCCGTATATTGGCCGGCTGTAGCATCCGTGACGGTAGTTATGTTAGCCATCTGGAAAAGTCTAAAAGCATCGCTGCAGTAAATATCTACGTATCCTGTTTCCTGATTTGTAGGATAAGAATATTTATAATCTGTTACATAACCGCTAAAGAGAAAATGTTCGTCCGTGTCGGTAGTAGCTGATATACGCAACTTACGAAGCGGAGTTAAATAAGGATAGTAAATGCTAGTAGTTGACTGTGGGTTAAAGTTGGAATCTGGGTCTAAAACGCGCACAACAGCCGTGCCGGCTTCGTAGGTATCACGCTGGATATTGCGGCCACGGTTAATAGTAATTTGATATACGTTAGGTGTTAAGTCAACTACTGGCAAAACTACTTCAAATGAACCAAAACGAGACGTGCCGATTACGCCGTACTTAGCATCTCCAAAAACGAAACCTGTACCGAAGGTCGCTCCAGAGCTATAGTCGAACGATACGGCGATATTTGCTGGTAGCGCCATTAGCCACCGAACATTCCAGAAGAGCGGTTAACGCCTGTAGGTGTTCCAGATAGCGACTGATTTTGCATAGATGAAGCAATAGCCTTACCGTCAAGCTGCACAACTACTTGGATAGGTCCAGTTAAGTTAGATGCTTCTTCTGCTCTACGCCAACTTCCCGGAGTCGAATTAGGAAATGGAGTTACGTTGGTTGTAACTGGTGTAGTTGGTACAACTGGTGCAGCTGGTAATGTGGGAGCTGTTAAAGATAAAGCTGTTGCAGCTTTCTGACCAAGAGTTACTAGATAATCTTCAAGGTAAAGGAAAGGATTTCTAGCATCCGGTAAAGTCTGCCAAAGTTTGTATAGGTTGCCTGTAGCATCCTGAGACATGAGAATTTGCTTAGTAAGAGATTTCGCAACTTCTTCATTACCGTTAAGTAATGCTAATTGCGCTTTAGCTCTAGTTTTCTCTTCTTCTGTTAGGTTGCCTTGAAGCGCTGCGATTAGGTTAGCTTGGTCTAAATCAAAGACTCGGCCAAGCTTCTTTAGTGCGGCTTGCTTGCGCTGCTCCTCTGTAACCTTCTTTTGCTCTGCAGCTAGGGCCTTGGCTCGCTTGAGTGCATCGGACTCTAGCTTGGCAAGTATCTTGGCTTGCTGGGTTTTGGTAGGTGTATCGTCTTTAACCTTCTTAGGAGCTGTAGAGCTGATACCACCTTGCTTACCCACGAAGCCTTGGAAAATGTCTTTAGGAAGATTCTTAAGGTTATTGAGAACGCTAGTCAAGCCGCCTACAGCTGTACCAGTTGCAAAAGTAATTCCGTTAATAGCCTTGGCGATGTTATTAATAACCTTAACTGCATCGCTAGCTTCTGTTCCACCGCCGGCGCGAGCTAGGGCATTTACCAAGCCTTCTCCGATAGATTCGCGAGCGTTATCAACTGCAACAGTGAGCATGTCGAACTTAAAAGAAGTAGTCGATAGATAAGCATTGGCGGCTCCGGATGATTGCTTAAGCAAGATACTTAGCACGTCTGAGAATGACTTACTCTTAAGTTCAGACTGTGTAAGGCCGGTGTTATATTTTTTAAGCCCCTTCGTGATACCTACATAACCGTTGGCAAGGTCTTGCGCGACTACGGATAGTTCTACACCCTTGGCGCGGCTGATTGTTATGGCATTGGCTAGAAGCTTTTGTGACTGTGTTAATGAGCCAGTGGTAGTGAGAAGAGCTTGGAACGCTGGACGTAGAACGTCATCTGCTACCCCTGCGCTAGATTCAAGCTCTGAAATGTATTTAGTAATAGCTGGGTTAGCGAAAGAAATACCTAGGTTATTAACTGCCCCTGAAAGTCTAAGCGCTGCCGCTTCATCGGCTGCAAATGCCTTAACCGCAGCCTTGCCAAATGCTGTAACAGCACTAAGGCCAAGGCCGATGCCAAGACCAGATGCGAAGCGCTTTACTGTCTTCTCTAGAGTTGCAACATTCTTAGCCGCTTCTTTGAACGCTGGCTTGCCGGTATATTCCGCGGCGATATTGATAGCGACGTTACTCATTATGCAGCTCTCTTTAGGTCAACTATTTGTGTACGGTCATTAAACTTCTTAGTAGTGTTTTCGATTGATTTAAACACTGCAGCGTTAGCGCGGCCTTGGGTCTTATCCCAAGCTCTAAAGATTAGGCGGCCCATCAAGCGATGGTCTCCCTTACGAGCTGGTCCGTAGAGATTGCCAAGATTAGAAATAAACTGGTTTCCTGCATACGGATTAACCGAACGAGAAACACCCTTAGAAGCTCCACCGGCTTTAGGACCTACCCAAGTTTGGCCCTGACCATTCTTACGTCCAGCGGTTTCATAGATTGCACCAGCCATAGTCTTATTCTGGATGCGTACAGTGTTAGAGAACCCTGCTCGGTTAGGTTTTGATGGAGTAGTTTTATAAACAATACCGCGGCGAATCTCCGAAGCGTTATACGCTGGGAACTTTCCTTTACGAAACATAGAAGTAGCTGCGTTAATGCCTTTACCGTTTGCCGCATGCCATCCGCGCATAGGTGATTCGGTTGGAACGAATCCACGAGCTTGAGCCACGATAGGTTTTAGGACTGCGCCTAATTCCTTAGTGAGCTCTTTAGCAAGGTCTGGAGCGTACTGGTTAAGGGCTTTACGAAGAGCGATTGCGCCTACTACTTCTGTTGGCATTAGTACGCTCCTTCGCTATGTCTCTTAAAACTTCTATGTGTGCTTTAAACATTAACGGCGATAAGTCGATAATGCTTTCAACCGGAACCCCGTACTCGTAACTTAACTTCGCAGCTATGTACGAGACGGAATTCCGGTCTATGCCAAAGGGTCGGAATCTACTACGTCAACTTTCGTTAGCGTGTCTAAAAACTCCGGCATTGGCTTTACTTGTACGCCACTAAGGCGCAAGCCTTCGAAAGCAAGCCAGTAGATATCGGACTGTTTTTGCATTTCGAGAAGCGCTTTATGAAAGCCCATCCCTACGTGCTGTTCAAAGTTATATTCAAGTCGAGGAGTTATCTCCACGTTATGAACTGAACCATCTTTCATCGTTACTACTAGTTTTGCCATCTTTAGCCCCTTTGTTTAGTTATTAGAATGTGCCAGTTTCGGTCTTTGTAACTGCGCCTGATACGTTAAATGTAACAGACTGTGTAGATAGGTCGCCTACTGCACCGTTAATAGGTGTAATAGAGTTGACCAAGACTAGACCCGTAAAGAATGGATTCGCAGCTGAACCAGATGCTGACTTATCGTTAGCTACTTTAAAGTATGCGTTTGTTCCTACGAGCGTGTTAAGTGTCTGGAGAACTGCACCAGAACCATTATCGTTAATAAATTCGATAGTCAGAGTAGAAGTCTCTAGCCCTGCAATTTGACGTACTCCGGTATCACCCATCGCAGTAACTGGAATCTCGTCGAAAGAGCGAGTCAAAGTAAAGCTAGTGCAATATGCGCTGAGGTCGATGTTTGCTGGGTCGGTTGCGCCGAGCTTTACGCCGACTTTGTTATTAATGAATTGTGCCATGATTATTCTTCTTCCTTCTTTGTCGGTGTAGCTGGCTTAGGTGCTTCTGGCTTAACTTGACCGATTCGTTCAAGCCAAGCCGCGTTAGATGTATCGGTCATGCTAGCTCCATTCTGTGAGTGTTGAAACGGATAGATTACATGTGAGTAAATCACCCGTAGCGGATGAATAAACGCTAGGTGCGCTTACACTTCCAACATTCATGTGAATAGATGAACTAGCGAGCTTATTAAATACAGCTACGAGCATTGTTTCTATTCCGTTTAGGTTGCCTTCGTTATCCAATAATGGAACGAAGATAGAAATAGTAAAGTTAGCCATAGGGCTAATAGATGCGTACTGATTGTTATTTGGAGTCAAGTACGGGTCCGCTGGGATAATGACTACACTGTTCGCAATAGGAGTAGCTGGCGGAAAAGCGAAAGTAGAATAAAGAGTGTCATCTACTAGCGCTGTAGCTATCGTTGTACGAAGTGTAGTTATCGCTGTCATTATCCGACCATTGAGTTAGGGCTAAGGTACGGAGCGATAAGGCCACGTACTCGCGCTACGAGAGTGTTAGACATGGTGAATGGTGATGGAGTAAAACCATCTACCGACATACCTTGGCCGCTTGGCGCTTGGCGAGCTTGCCAAATAGCTTCTGCGATAAGAAGGCTGGCAGTCTGAATAGCTGGAATGGTTGAGTAATCTACGTAAGTTTCTGCAGCTACAGTACCAAATGGGTTAACTGGGTGGAATGGTGCAGCGGTGTTATTGTTACCGCTAATTGCGTAAGTAATCGACTTCTCACCTACTGCGGTAATAGTTTTGCTACCATTATGCTTTGAGCCTGAGCCAGAAATAACTACGGTCTGACCTACGTAAAATACTTCATTTACGTAGTCATCAAAATAAGATGTGCCAGTATTTGTAGTATTACTGTGACCTATTAGCGGTGTTGTGTTACTCCATAGAAAAGGCAACAATACGTTATCAGCACTATCGCAGACTTCTTGAAGCACGGAATCTTGGTACAGGGTACCCACTCCGAGTGCGCTTCTTAATTCTGCAACTGTTGTAGTTGACATTGTTATCCTTTCTAAAGACTTAGTGGGAGTGCAAGGGCTCCGGCACCCCCACTAAGCGACTTAGGTTCTCTTATTAAGAGAGGTTGAAGCGGCGGATACCAGCTCCA